GTGGTGAAATATACGATCAAAGTATGTTTAGATTGAGCGATGCTTTTAATGATGGTAGTAATAATATTAATAATGTAAATCCATATTCTTTTAATTATAAACCTAATACGTATTCTAATAAAGCAAAAGGATCGTTTGGAATACCTAGTGTAGGTGCTCACGTTTATGTATTTTTTAGAGATGGTAATACTCAGTTTCCAGTTATTATGGGGACGTCATTTGGTAAGGATGATTGGCAAGGTATATATGATAATGAAGTAGATTACCCAGGTAAATTTGAAAATTACGATAGCAGCTCTACTGAAGAAGATTATAATGTAAAAACATATAGAAATAAATATGTACTAAATCAAAAAGGCGGTACTTTCGAAATCAATAATACAGACCATAATGAAAAAATTAAACTAACCCATTATTCAGGTTCATTTAAAGAATTTAACAATAATACAAATTCAGAACTTGCTACTAAAAATAATCAAAAGTTAGTTATTAATGATGAATTTAGTACCGTTAAAGGGTTTAAAAATGAATTTACTGGTAAGAATTATGATGAAATAATTTTAAGAGATAAGTATAAAAAAATTGGTAACTTGAATGAAGATTTTTTCAATGAATGGAAACTAGCTTTTGGGGTTATGCAAGATAAAAAACAATTGTTTGATATCAAACGTGCTGAAAATAATAACGTTAAATCTAACGGAGATATTATATTAAAACTTAATAGTATACAACAAGCACGGTCCGGTACTTTTGCTGATTTCCCTGTAACTAAGACTAATAAATTTGTAACTTTAAATAATTTAAATACGTTTGACACTTCCGTTTTTACAGGTTTAAATATTTCAGGAGCCTTACAGGGTGGAGGTCTTCCATATTATGATAATAATCTGACATTATTAGCTGGAATTCTAAAACCTGAAAAAGCTGCCGCGGCAAATATCGGTACTACTGATGAACAATGGCCTGGAGAAGCTGGAAAGCGTTTTCCAAATGGGGATGGTAAAAGTCCATCTACACAAGATGGTTCATGGGACCCCGAAGATAAAAATTTAAGTCAAGAAATTTTAAATATTCAAGGAGACTTAATGGTTAAAGAAAAGGATTTTGGTCTCGGAGGTAACGAAATTATTGAAATTAGTAAAAATAAATTGGAAAATATCGGTACAGTCATGAATGATTATGGTAGTATTAGATTTGATCCAATAGGTAAATTACTGAATAACGAAGTTCTTGTCGGTAGTAAAGCCACATACGTTAATAGCGATGCCGGTCCATTGCTTGAATATGTTGATGTTCAAGACTTACCTGGTGGTACTTATAATTTAAATGTTAACAATAGGTATAATGTTATGGTCGGGGCCGGAGGTATCAATTTAAAATCATATGGACCTACAAATATATCAGGTAGTATTACCAACATAGCTGGTCAACAAGTTAATATTGGTTCAGAAAATGAAGTAAATATTGACGGTAAAGTAATTAATATTAGTGCTGATATTTTAAAATTACGCAATAAAAGACAGAGACAAGTTCTTGTAGATAGTAGTTTAGGTGTCAATAATAATGTTGTTATCGGTGGAGGTTTATCAGTTGAAGGGGAAACATATTTACAACATGTTACTGCTCCATCAGAAACGCAAATAACACAAACAACTCAAGCTTTAGGTCAAACAGTTATGGGAGCAATTCTTGGATATGTGTGTGTCGCTTATGGTTCATCACAAGGGCAATTCGCTGTTATTGGAGGTGGATTTGGACCTCCAGGTACACCATCATTACCAGATACAATTGCTACATACCCACATACTCATGCATTTGAAAATATACCATTGACATTAACTGATTCAAATGAAAGTACACGTAACTCAGCCAAAAATCAAGGTATAAATAGTGAGAATAGAGTTATTGCATCACCTCAGTTTAACACTCAAAAATCTGGAATTACTGTTGAGGAAATAAAAGCACCGTTACCACCTACAATAAATACACAGACTCCAGTGGCACCAACACCTGCTCCTCCAGCTTTCGACGGTACCGAGATACCAAGTGCGATTTCAGATACGGTAAATGAACTTGGTGAAACGATTACCGAAGGTAATACATTCACCGGAACTATTGATTCTGGTGGAATAATTGTTGACGAGGAGCAGACCGCAGCCGAAGCATCAGGAACAGTGTTAGGTGTTGACATATAGTTATTAACCCATATTAAATAATATAAAAGATGATTAAATTTACAGAATATAAAGTCAATAATAGTATAACCAATACGTTATCAGATGATAAATTTGATGTCGATAAACCTTTCAATTTTGTTGAGTATCTTAACTATGTAAAAGTTATAGATAATAATGATTTAGAAAATTTTAACCAATATAAAAAATATTTAGAAAAATGGAAAACTAGTGATTATGAAAATAATAAGGGTAATAGTCTTAACATAAAAGCAATTTACAAAAACTTTTTTAATGATTTAACGTTAAAATATTCAAGTCAAGAACAACGTAGATTTTTTAATACAATTAATTTAGACGATGATGATTCACTTACTAAAGTTATACCGTTTTACAGAGATAAAATTGTCGAAATACTAAACTATTATAGAGAAAAAAGAAATACCTTTCAAAGAGAATTAAGAGATAAACAAGGTAAAGGTAGTAATTTAAGTGTAAAGGATCAAATTAGAAATAATATTAATAATTTTTTTATTAGTCCAGATTACACTGGTAATATAATTTCTCTTTCTGCTTTAGATATTGATATTGAATTAGGTTACGATACCTTTAATGATTATTTTGATGTGAATCCTGCATCGGTCAATCCAAACGAAACATATATAACCAATGATATAAATAAAAATGCTTTCTTAGATATAGATCAAGCATTGGTAGATGTTTTAAATGATAATAATATTACCATTTCTGAATTAAATCCCTACAATCTTGTAGTTGAATTCAATGAAGTAAATACTAGTTTTTTACAAAGGGATGATTTTATTGATTATAAAATTACTAGCCAGACCGATACATATAGAGTTTTATATGAAGCTGAGCTAGCTGAGCATTTGGTAGGTACTGATTATTACTATCTAAGTACAACTGAAACAAACTTTGTTTCAGGTAAATTATTTGAGGCTAAAAATAAAGCTAAAAATTTCTTTAACATTAACTTTGCCTCAACGCTAGCTAAAGAAGCATACCCATCCGGATTTCAAAGAGATATTGGTTTATTTTTTAACCCAACTAAATTTTCAATTTTAAGAGTAGATGGTGAATATATCAAAAAAATAAAACCCGAATTAAAAGATAATTTTTGTTATATATTTCCAGACCCTGATCAATATGGCGATGTTGTTAATTTAAGTAATACAAAAAGAGACAACCCCTTTAACTTTTATTTTGATAAAAGCAGTTATAAAAATATTTCATCTTCTTCTTCCCGATCTACTGTAAAAGCAAACGAAAGAAATCATTATTTTCATTCATATCAATCTATTGAAAATAGACGACTTAATATAACTAATAATGGTACCTTTGGTGATACCATAACTGATCTCACTAATTACGGTTCTGTAGATAAAATAGAGACAGATATATATGGTAATGAATATATTCAAATGATAACCAATAAAGGTGTAATTAAAAATACATCTGATACAACAGTTATACAAAAAGCTGCGTTTGAATCGGGTAATACAATTGATTTATCTGAAAATAGATACTTTCTTCCAGGTATAGATCATATTGAAGGTTTATCAGGTTTGACTGATAAATTATATACTTTTAAAAAGATTTTTATTAAAGATGCAACTACAAAAGCATTAACACCTTTAACTGCTTCCAGTTTTAATTTAATATATGATAAATTTAAAAATAATTCACAATTATATAATGAAATTATAAACAGTAATATATCAGATATAAATGTGTATGAAGACACCATTAGCATAGATCTAAGTTCCTTTTCTATTATTGATACATTTAAATACGATGGTAACTATATAGAACAGATATCATCACCATTAATAATTAAAAAGGATAATACGGATATATCTTTTATAACCCCTGATTGTTATCATAACGATTCAATTTATAAATTCAATATAAATCTTAATGATTTAAACTCTCCATATATTAATAGTTTTTACTTTGAATTATTTAAGTATGATACTAATAAAAAGACTATACAAGAAATCAGTACAAGAAATAATGAAACATCAAGTTACTTTAAAGAAGCTTTTACCTTTGATAATCAAATTAAAATTAAAAGTTTGTCTAATAGTAACTTAACTTTTAATAGTTATGATAATACGTTTTTATTAACTACTACTTTCACGCGTGAAAATATATACGATACTACGGATAAGGATAATTTAGTTATACATTATTTTAATTTTAGGATAGTTAATGATAAAGTTCAACAAATTAAAAATATATTATACACAAATTATAATGATAATGTTATACCTTATGAAAATGAAAAGGTAAGATTTCAGGGTAATAATACAACATATAATATATATTCACCAAGTGGTGGTAATTTTAATCAAAATGTATTATATGGTAATAAAGACATTATTTTACCACCAATTCCTTTTCCAAGTACTGATACATTTACTTCATTAACATTTGCATATTCAGGTAATGTAAGTGTTAACTTTATTTTAGATCGAGTGGTTCAAAATTCTAATGAGATAAGTTTATATAAAGCTGATATTAATTATGGTGATGGTAGTACTGAAACCCGTTTTTCTAACTTTTTACCATCTGGTAGTTTAAAATTAGATAACTTTACTCACCATTATACATCGTTTAATAGTAGCATCTCTTCGACTGGGGTAATAAAATTTTATTACGAAAATGGTAAAACTGCCAGCGTAAATTTAACATTATTTAAAATTGCTGCAGATTTAACCCCATCTAATTTAAGAATAATAAATAGTCAGAAAAACAATGTAGATAGTTATATTTGCAATTTAATAGATAAAAATAATACAATTTACAATTTTATTGATCAAGATACTACAACATCTACTATAACCGCACCGTTTGAACCTATACCAACACGTATTGGTAAAATACTAAATTTTGATAAAATTGTACCAGGTGCAACTGTAGTAGTAACGGCTAGGTTCGATGATTCAGACATTAATGTAAATTGGGGAGACAGTACAGTGGAAAGTATAACTTCGACAGTCGCATTACCCCACACTTACTAAGCAATTTAATTAAATATCTATATGCCAATTAAACTAAACATTTTAGAGCCTTTAAGGAAACAAACAGAAGATATTATATATAAAGATATTGATTTAAACGTTAATGTAGGTATCGTTAAAGGTGATAATGCTAATAGTCCTGAAAATTTAAAAGATTTAAATACATCGATAAATTTCGAAGCAATTAGAAATTCATTAATAAATCTAATTACAACATTTCCAGGGCAAAAAATACTAAATCCTGAATTCGGTATGAATTTTGGAGACCTTTTATTTTTACCGGTATCGAAAGCAAGAGCTACTGTTATTGGTGAGAATATAAACAACACTGTTGCAGGTTTTGAACCGAGAATTAAAATAGTATTTATTGAAATAACTGCAGATATTGAAAAGCAAGAATATGAATTAGATATTGAAATTAATATTCCAGAGTTTGAAAATAGACCCCTTAACTTAAAAGGCCGTTTAAACAAATCTGGTTTTTATAGTTTTAATTAAATATAATTATGGCAATAAAAAATTTAACTGATTTTAGTTTATCAAGAGATGCTTATGCAGCTTTTGATGCTAAATCACTAAAGGAATTAATTCAAACAAGACTTAACGATGGTGGTATATACACTGACCAATCTTTTGAAGGTAGTAATATGTCATCTATTATTGACGTTATTGCCTATAGCTATCATTTATTATTATTTTACTTAAATCAAACTTCTTCTGAAACAATGTTTACCGATACTAGTATATATGAAAATATGAATAGAATCGTTAAGCTAATTGATTATAAACCGAAAGGCTATCAAACATCTTTACTCACATTTGATGTGACTGCTAGTAGTGAACTTCCTAAAGATGCATATACCATACAAAGATATAGTTATTTTGTTGCTGGAGGTGTCTATTATTCGTTTATAGATGATTGTACTTTTAATAAAACAGTAGATGGTGACCAAGCATTGGAGAATTTTTCTAGTGAAAATATTTTAAGACAAGGGCAGTATATTGAATATCCGCAAGTTTTTGCATTAGGTGAAGATTTTGAATCTGTACCTTTAGCAGTTAAAAATAGTGATAATAGTGTTGAAATTAATATCGACAGTGGTTCGATTGATATTTTTATTCAAGATGTTAATACTAAAAAAATAGTAGAATTTACTGAAACTACGAGTTTATTTTTAGAAGGTCCAGATTCTACAGTTTATGAAAAAAGATTAAATGAGAACGGAGTTTATGAATTTAAATTTGGAAACGGTATATTCGGTAAAAAATTAAATGAAGGTGATGGTATTCTTATATATTATATTCAAAGCTCAGGTGCCACTGGTGTTATTTCACCAGGAATATTAGATGGTAATATTTTAAATTTTTATGTAACTCCAAGATTTACACAAATTAGTAGGGATATTTATGATAGTACTTTTAATTTTATAAGATTAAATCAGACCCCTTTTTTAAGTTTTTCAAACCCATTACAATCAACCGATCCAATTTTAAAAGAAGATGTTGAAAGTATTAGAAATAATGCTTCTAAAAACTTTCAACTTCAAAATAGAATTATAACTTTAAAAGATTATAACAATTTTTTAGATGCTAACTTTTCACAAATTCTAAAATCTTTTAAAGTTATTAATAATAATGATTATGTAGATAGTTATTTAAATTATTTCTTAAATATCGGTTTAAATAAACCGAACGATGATAGTAGAGTTTTATTCAATCAAGTTAATTTTAATTCTATTAATCAAGCAAATAACATATACCTATTTTTAGTTTCTAAATTTAACAATGTAGATGCAAATGATAATTTAAATTATCTTACAACATCTCAGAAATCATCTATTGTTAATTCTTTTCGACAACAGCAGCAAGCCAATATAAATGTTGTACCTGTTGATCCAGTTTACACATCATTTAGTTTAGGTGTAAGAACTGGTCAAACCCCGGATGACATTACATCAAGTATATCTAATGAATCGTTTTTAGTTATTAAGAGGGATATTTTAAGTAATACTAGTACAGAAGCTATTAAAGAAAGAATTAATAATATATTTGTCAATTACTTCGAATCTTTAGGTTTAGGTAGTTTGGTAAGTTTAAAAGATTTAAGCAACCAAATTTTTCAAGTCGGTGGGGTTGAGCAAATACGAACAAGAAGAATTATAAACAACCAAACAATTAATGAGGTAGATGGTATTAATCTTCTCGCATTAAACCCTATATACCCTGAAAATGATATTGAATTAATTTCTAGTGATTTATTATTACCATTTTTTAAATACCCGTATTTAAAAGGTAAATCAATATTATCTAATATTATTATAGAGAATTTGTAATA